GTCTTGTACTTGCCAAGCAATAAATCCTCAGACTGTATCTCTTCATCAGATTTAAAAATAGGATCGCCAGTAGATTCAGTATTAATTTGTGAATCTTCTGTTGTGACTGCTTCTTCTGTCGCTTCTGCACCAACTAAACTTTCGCTCATTTCTTGCTCCTGTGTCCATGTGATATTCTTTGCTCAATCATTCCAACAATAAACCTTTGGCCCTCAATGTGCCGTAGGCTTTCCGTAGAAACATCTGGGCCATGAACCATGTTTATAGTTATAGACTTGAGATAGTTTAATACAGCTTGCCCAGAAGGAGAGCTAAATACTTCCGCTACTGTTTGACTAATGTTTTGGTCATTAGCCTTTGATCTCTGGACGCCATCTATTCCAATGTTAACTGGGGTTTTGTTGACCACCCATTTGCTCCTGTGGTTGTTGAGCCATCTGCTGTTGTTGCGCCATCTGCTGGGCCATTTCCGTCATAGCCTTACGTTCTTCTTCATCACGAATCAAGGACTCAGGAACACCGAACTTCTTAGCAAGATGAACCGCTGTCTCTTCGCTATCAATAAGAATCTGCAACATTTCGGGGCCAAACGTACTGCCGATAAGCTCAAGAAACCTAGATACAGTTGTAATATCAGAGTTAGCTTGGGCCTGTGACAGCGGAGAAGCTGACCTAACCTTCACTTCACGACCATTAACCTGTGGTATTTCGATACGGCCCTGCTTTTTAAGTATATAAATTACACGCTGCAATACTGGCTGCACCAGTTCTGCTTGTAATCTACCAAATGCAGAGCCAATACGACGAGATAAATCAGCCATACGTTCTGCAACCTCTGTAGCAGAGGCAGGAGTTTTATCTGGATTGCCCAGCATATCATTATACAAAGCACGTTTGATATTAAGCCGCATGTCAGACAGAATTAATTGAGCAACATCAAAGTTGCCAGCAGCTTGTAATGGCTGAAGCCCAGAACTTCCCATAGCTTTCGGTATGATTGAGCCGGGTACTAAGTTTATCGTGTCAGGGTTGATTACACCGTCATCATCCACTTGATAAATGCCAGAGATAGACATCTGAGCGTTCTCAAGGATAAGCTCAATTGTTAGGTTAGTAGTTTTAATTGCAGATAATGCGTTTAACAAAGGGCCGCGCCCATAAACTTCGCCAGCACACTTAGACCAGCGGAAACAAACAAATGGATTCGCCCCCAATCCAGACATTTTCTTTTCGTTAAGTATAGTTTTAGTCGTTAGGCAGAAAGCATAGCTGTAATATGAGTCCTCATTCTTCTTAGAATAGTCCTTACACACAAGCTCAAGTACAGTTGTCTCCCTGTCCATGCCCATCTGAGCCTTAACCTTCTGGTCAAACTCTCCATTAGGGTACATTCTCTCAAGCATATCGAAGGAAATATTCTTTCGCTCACGATAAACGTGGTCAATTTGATCGTCTGGGCCAGTATCAAGTATAACGTGCGGCAAAGGTATTGCCGTAAAGTTAACGGGATTTATGGCATCGCCCTCTTCAACGCAAAGAACGCCAGTACCAACAGCCAAATCCATGAAAGACTCATGAACCTCTTGGCTAAAGTTAGAGTTTTGTATGACCTCAAAGACGTAATCGGTAACTTCATCAAGCTCATTGTCTACTTTATCGCGCTCTTCCTTTGGAACTTCTGAGCCGCTTAGAAGATCAGCCCATCTAGCAAAGTTAGGAACTAAACCAGACTGCAATCTACTGGCAAATTCTTGAACTCCAACAACGGCTGTTTCGTCAAAGATTCTATCATCCCTGCGCTGACCAGCCTCTTCAAAATAAAAAGATTCACGATTAGGTAGTGCGTAAGAGTAGCACTCTTCAAAGAGAGGAATCCAATTCTCCCGCTTAGACTTAGCTTTTGCGTATTTTTTTATCTTACTTTTAGCGAGAGGGTTGTTTCCATACTCCATTAGCCGAACCTACTCAAATACCCAGCACCACCACTAGAAGAAGAAACTAAAGAACGTCGACTACCGCCGCCGCCACCACCGCCGCCGCCGCGACTTTTGCTTGCAGACTTAGAATCTAACGCTGCATCAATATCTTCACGTTTTGACTCTGCAACCTTTTGGGCTTGCTGACGTTGCGCTGCCTCTGAATCAAGACGCGCTTGCGCTGCTCTTTTATTCTCGGCTTCTACGGCACCCCTATCAACTGTAGGTGCAGGGGCTGGCTTGGGTGAACTAAAACACATTAAGACTCTCCTTTTGGGACTCAGGAACATAATAAAAAGAATTTTTCAATGCACAAACTACAGCCTAGCCCAAAGGCTTTGCTTCTTACGAACCCCATGCGACTTGCTGAACACATCAAAGTTACGTTTAGCTATGGTTGGCTGCATTGGTTTCTGGCTATTCATCAATGCGCGACCCTCGCCAGCACCTAGAAACAAGTATTGCGCTGCGTCATGTACGTGGCTGAACATATTTTTATCAGGCTTATCGGCAAACCTCTCACCTGAGACTTCCATACGCCTGTAGGAGTAACCGCTCTCAAACCCTTTAATGAGGGTCGAACACCGCCGATCTACAAGAAACGCAGGCTTGCCCTCCACCATCTTTGCAAGTTGGGAGGAAACCGACTCAAGGCGAAGGTCAACAGAATTTGAAGGTGCAGGGAAGGCACGAAGGCCAGCACCACGAAGAATATGGAAAGGAGTTGATTCATCGGTCTGCGCTCGGAAGTCACCAGATGGATCACCATAGATTATAACTTCACCAGCAGCGGCGAATCTACTTGATAGCTCGTTACGCATTACTTCAGCGAACCGAACAATGCCCATGTCTATAGCTACAAGCTCTGATTGGACTAGCCACCTTCCTCTAATCTTTTGAGCAAATACAGCAGCGGGAGTAAGACCAAAATCCACGCCCACATAGACAGGCTGACCCGCTGCAATTGGCACTTCCTCTTTAGCCACATGAACATCAGTAGCAAACATAGGATATACAGGCTTACCATCTTGAATATGACCTAATGTATTCATTACATAAACGTCTATCCAACTCTTGGTCTTACCCTGCACTAAGTTAGTGTAGTAAGTGCCAAGCATATTCTTTACGTTTTCAGCTTTTGGATTAGCAATGTAACCTTCAATCTCACCAGCCTCATTGCGATCCTCAACCATTCCTGCTGGCTGGGTATAGAAAGACCAGTTGCTTGGTTTAACAAGCATCTTTGCTTGCTCACGTGGAATATGATCTGGGATTGGAACCTCACCAGCCATAATAGGCCACCAGTGATCTTCTTCAGGCGCATTGGTATCGGCAATAACGCCATTCCAAGAGGGACCACCATCACGCATAGAAGGAAAACGCCCCACACGCATCGTGCAAGCATCAATAATCGACTTAGGTATTTCACGCGCTTCATTAATCCATATGCCTGTTAGTTCCAGAGACAGTAGTTTCTTAACATCTTCGGGTCTATCAAGAGCCAGAAAAATAACCTCAAGGTCAATGTCTCCCTTTTTAATCCTGTGGGTGTAAGGAACTGACCAGTTAAACTTTCCCCAATCGTTCTCAGGGAACCAATCCAGCCAAGTCTTAATAGTTGTGGTTCTAAGCTGCGGGTTAGTGTTACGAATAATAGCCCATCGGCTTTTGCGAATACCGTCTGGAGACTTTTGTTGCTCTAAAGCACGACGAAAAACCTCGACACAACAACATACAGATTTACCAGAACCAACGGGGCCACGTATCCCCCTAAAGAAAGTCTGATCCTTTAGGAAATCTTTAATCGTGTCACCGTCAGGCTTGTATTTGAAATCAATCATTACTTGCTCATTATGTTTTGATCTATGCCGACCTTAATCATACGGCCAGCAACCTCTGGGCCTATCGCTTCAATCATCTTGTCAGTCTCATAGTTATTTACAAAGTCATTTGGGTAATGCTTCATATGCGTTAGCTTAACAACTCGCCTAAGTGTGTCTCGCTCCTGCTGAGAAAGGGTATTAATAAATGTCATTCAGTCTTCCCCTTATGCAAATCGTTAATCATTTCGTCCATCAATCTACGTTGAGTAATATTAAATGGATAATCAGGCCATTGCTTTGATACATGGCCACGAATAAAGGCATCTACTCTGCTTATTTCCATCCACTTTTCAAACGGCCTAGTCTCGCCATGATCACTTTGTGCTTTTTGATAAGCGTCAAGATTGGCTTCTTTCTGAGCAGGGGTAAACGTCTGAACAAGTAATTCCCTTTGCTTCTTATAGCGCGGAGACAAAGCAGGAGCAGCGTGAAGAAACTCCCCAAAAACGGCCCTATCTAATTTTGCACCAGTTAGTTCGGGATTATAAACTTCCATATGATAAGCACCAGTGGGGCTATCCTCTGGGTGGAAGAACTCTAACTGCCTTCCATCATCCTTAAACAAATTTAGGGTTTCCCGCTTATCTAAGACAGTAATGTCATTAAAGATTGGGAACTCCATCTTTATAGATTGGGCCGACATTGCTACCTCAGACATAGCCTGTACTCGCACTTTGGAAAAACGATCTAGTTTCGCCGCCGTCTCTTTGCGTTTTTTCCTTAGTGGTGTCTACATTAGCGTACACAGGGTCTCTATAATTTCCGCTCTTTTTACTTGTCAGGCTGGGGAGCGGCTCAACTGGGCCTTTTAACATATTGTAATAATCTTCTATGCTCGTAATGGGCGGGGGAGGGGGAGAATAACGAACCGCTTGAGTGGCGCGACGGTTATCGCCGTCCCTGTTTTCTGCCCGTTCTTTCTCCATATCTATCTGCGTTTGCCTACGCAACTCTCTAGGCGTTTTGTAATTGTACATACTGGTGAACCCACCATAGTTTCTAGCTTCTGGGCCACTTAAACCCATCTTTATATCAGAGGTCAGGGTTGAAAAAAAACTGGAAACAGGATTCGATTTATAATTACCAGAACCTTTTTGAGTAATACTAGATTTAGCTGCTCTAATATCTGAGGTACTTGCTGTTCTTGTAGCGCTTAAAGGAGCCGCCATTATGCCTTCCCCGCCTTCTTGTTTCGCTTGATTGATCTATTAACTGCACGACCCACGGAACGCAAATTCTTAGGGCTGTTATCCCTCGGATTACCATTCTTGTGATCTACGTCCTTGCCATCACCGCGCTTGGCGGCACCAGATTTCTCCAACAAAGAACGGGCCTTCTTACGCGCACGATTGTCAGCCATTCTCTTAGGTGACTTATCGTACTTGCCCTCACCAGACTTAGAGTAATCACGAACATAGTTCTTACTACTTGGCATTAGGTTTTTTCTTTACGGGCTTGGTAGCTTTTATAGCAGCCTTCTTAGCCGCAGCCTTTCCCGCCGTGGTGTACGGGAACTTCTTTTTTCCTACGGTTGGCATTATGTTTTTCCTTTTTTCTTTTTCTTAGGGAAGCCAGCTTTCATATTCTTGTATGACTTATCAGACACAGTTGACTTTGCCTTGGTGCGGCTAGTCCCTGCGGCCTTACGAGCATTCATATTTTTATACAAACTCATTTAACATTTCCACTTCCTTAAAGCTAAAGCCTTGCGTGTGGCACGACCCTTACTGTCCTTCATTGGCCCTTTAACACCGCCCATACGCGCACAGAAAGAACGCTTCCTTGCGCCACCTTCAGGTTGGGGAGGTTTAAGATTAGCCCCCTCAGTCTTCTTAAAGTGTCTGCGACCAGCTTCGTTTAATCCACCAGAGGGACTTTGATGTTTCTTAAGAACCATCTTCTCTAGCCCTTTGCATTTTATTTTTATGCTCTTGTTTGGTGCGTGTAGTTGTAGGGGTAAAGCTACTGGCCTTGCCACCCTCTTTTACGCCATGAGCAGTTTTTCTTAAAGTTTCTGCATCTTTTACAATTCTTAGTAAAGACTTTTGTTTTTTTACTAAGGCGCCCTTAGATGGCTTTCCTTTTAAAAAACGAATAGCGCGACGAGCAGCAGTAACGCTGTTGCCAATTATTTCAAACGGCGTCTCAGAGGCAAGCCCAGTAACAGAACCTTTGTAATCAGGTATGCTCTTAATCTCTTTGCTTACTCTGCCCAATAACGATCTTGCTTCGCTTTCATTCTCGTTTGGATTCGTACCCATGTAAACTAATCTCCTTTTTTACCCCTTACCTAAACCAACTAAATAATGA